CCGTGAGGCCGGCTATTTGACGGACGTTACGGAGGGATACGGGGATTCATTAGAGCAGGCCGGCGCGGACCGCGATTCGGCAGAGGAACGCGGGAGCATGGGCGATAGATTCCGCGCGGCGGCTAGTTGGGACCGCGCGCTATCTAGGATCGTCCCGGCGCCGGCCGATGGAGTTGGGAGCACGGACCTAGATGCCGACCCGTGGGATAAATTGGGACAGACGCTACGGAGCGCCGCCGGCGTGGGCGACTCCCCGAACGCCTGAGCGGCCTACTGACGGCGCTCTAACGGCCGCCGCGTCCCGGCTATTCGCGGGCGGACCTTTGCTGCCCTGGCACCAACGTGACCCGGCTACCGGGAAACTCTGTTACGACACGGTTACCCTAGTCATCGGCCGCCGCGCCGGTAAGACGCGTCTAACCCACGGCGTACCAATGGCGCGCGGAATGCTAGGGCCGGTTACCGTTCGGCGGCCTACTGGCGCCACAATCCGCGTTCCGTATCTGGCCGCGTCCACGGCTCAGAATTCGACACAGGCAATTAAGCGCCTACGGGAAACGTGGGACGTATTCCGCGAAACCGCCGGACCGGAAATCGCGTCCACATGCCGAATGCTCTCCGGAGTTAATCACGCGGCGCTAGAATTGAACTATCGCCGCCGTAATTCCGGCCGATGGGAGTCTAATCCGTGGGCGTCAAAGTTAAGCGTATTCCCGCCCACGCCCCACGGAGTACGCGGGGATAAATACCTATTCCTGTCAATAGATGAAGCATTGACGCTAACTCTTGAGGACGGCGCGGATATTATGGAGGCCGCGCGGCCTACATTGTCCGAATTCGCGGGGGACGCACAATTGTGGATTGTGTCTAATGAAGGGAAAGAGTCCGCCGGATTCCTAAATGCGCGAAAGCAATTAGGCCGCGCCGGCGTGGAGGAAAAGCGCAATACGGGTAATGCGTATTTTGAATGGTCGATGAGTCCGGACGATGATCCTACGGACCCGCGCGTTTGGCATAACGTACATCCCGCGTTAGGACTCACATTGACGGAAGCCGCATTGCAAAGGGATTTAGAGGAATTCGGCGTAATTGCTTTCGCGCGGGAGTATCTAAATTGGACTCCGGAGCGGGAGGAAACCGGACCGCCATTGGCCGCGTATTGGGACGCCCTGGCCGAACCGCCGGCCGCCGAATTGCCGCCGCATCGGTGGTATGCGTTTGAAATCGCTTACGATCGTTCCTATTCGGTAATTGTGGCCGGTTGGCCTACGTCGGTAGGTACGTCCGTGGCCGTCGTCGATCATAGGCCGGGGACCGGTTGGCTCACGGACGCTATAGCCGCCCTGGCCGCCCATGACCGGACAGAGGCAATCGTCTATGACGCGTTAGGGCCGGCGGCCGACGTGGGCCGGCTTATGGAGTTCCGTAAGACACGGAGACTTGAGGCCGTAGAGGCCGGGGACCCACGCGCCGCGTGTGGAGCATTCATCGACGCAGTACGCGAGGGACGTATCCGACACGATGGGGACCCCGAACTAGCCGCCGCCGCCGCCGGCGCTCTCACGCGTACTACCGGCGATATGGTGTTTTTCGACCGCCGGCGCTCTCCCGTAGACGTAGCGCCGGTCATAGCCGCAACCCTGGCCGCTCACGCGGCATCACGCCCCCGGCCGCAACCCTTCATTATCTGATAATGAGAATCGTTCCCAAATTCTCGAGTCCTGCTTAGGTTAGGCATGCCTGATCCCGCGGGACGCGACACGCGACACGCCGGCCGGCGTGGCGTCCCACAATCCGCCGGCGCCGTGTGGCATGCTCCGTCCCGTGGCTAAGGGCAAAGGGAAGCACACGCGCAAGCATGGGACCGACGTGGCTACGGTTACGGCGGGAGCGTCATACCCGCTCGAAATCCCTACCCGTTACGCAACTACATCGGACGTGGTACCGGCTACGCCTAAGCAGGCCACGTCCCTCCCGTCCGTGTGGTCCTGTGTCGAAGTAATTACGTCTACGTCTTTGCTTGTCCCTCTTACTGCCAATATGAACGGCCTAGAAACCGACGTACCCGAATGGCTCCGTAAGCCTGAGCGATACAACGACGGCGCCGCTACCCTGGCCGAAATTGTGGAGCATGCCGTAACGGGTCAGGGACTCCACGGCGCCGGATACTTTTGGGCCGCGCCAATGGGACAGAATGCGTGGACAATTACGCCGCTTGAGCCGGAACGCGTTTCGGTTGAACTAGTCCAGTCCCATACCGGGTCCCGGCGTATCTGGCGATTGGACGGCCGCGCCGTAGATACCGCGCGCCGGTTCACTACCCGTGAGAATCGCGCCGGCCTTTTGGTTATCCCCCATAGGTATTTGCCGGGAATCGCTGAGCCGATTGGGCCGATTCAGGCCGCCCGCTACTCTGTGGCCGGCTATTTGCAAACGGAGTCATACGGCGCGGACGTATTCGGCTCAGGAATCCCACAAGGCGTCTTGTCTACTCCACAGGAAATCACGCCGGATACCGGCGCGCGTTACCGGGATGATTGGATGCTAGACGCGCGACAAAAGCCGGTCCGCGTCCTAGGTAATGGACTCACGTTCGCGCCGTTCAAGTTGTCCCCGAAAGACGCGGCGTGGCTAGACGCGCGGCGTTTCGACGCTGAGGAAGTTGCGCGCCTTTTCGGGGTCCCGGCGTATAAATTGAACCTGGCTCAGAATTCCGGAATGGTTTACAACAATGCGGAATCACTCGACCGGGATTTCCTCCGTGGATGCATTGCCGGCGGATACTTGCGGCCGGTAGAATCGGCCCTAAACGCTCTCACGCCGGGAGGCCGTAACGCGTCTGAGGAATTGGTAATCGAATTCAAGTACGCCGGCCTATTGGTCCCCACAACGTCGGAACTTTTCGACACATTCGCTATCGGCATTCAAAACGGATTCTATACGTTGGATGAAGTCCGAACAATGCTCAAGTTGCCGCCGCTCCCGCCGGCTCCCGAAACCGCTCCCCCGGCGCTTCCCGTTGCTCCCACAACGACGGACGATAGCGGCCTAGAGGACAATGCCGCCGCGCCGGGGGAGCCTAATTCCGACACAGTAGAGGACGCAGACAATGACAATGTTTAGGCTTAACGCCGGCTCTAGAATGTCCGGATTAGCTAGTGTCGTCCCCATTAACGAATCGGGACCCGTAATGCTTTATGGAATGGTCGTCCCCTGGCATACGGAATTTGAGCGTATGGGCGTCCGTTTCGTATTCTCCCCCGAATCCCTGAGCCTGCCCGATGATCTGGCAACTATTAAGTTGCTAGTTAATCACGACGATGATAGGCCGGCCGGCTATGCCGTGGAGGCCGCCGTAGATTCGGACGGATTGCGAATGGCATTCGCTCTGCCCGATCATGCGCGGTCCGTCGAACTACTGGCCGAAATTGAGGCCGGCCTACGGGACGGCTTTTCCGTGGGCGTGGCGCCTACGTCGGAAACAATGGACCTAGCGTGGGACATTCTCATGCAAGGGAATCAGACTACGCCGGTTGAAATGGCCGGCGTATTGCGGGAAGTGTCCTCCGTGGCCGTCCCTCAATTCAACAATGCAAGAGTTAATAACAGTACCCAATTGGTCACACTTTCACAGGAGGAAACCGTAATGACTGATCCCGTTATGCCGACGATTGAGAGCGCCGCCGCGCGATTCACAATCACTGAGGCTCCCGAATTCGCGGAATTGGCCGGCCGCGTGACCCGTCTTGAGTCCGGTACGCCGTCCGGCCGGCATCCCCTGGCCGCGTTCGCGTCACTTTCCGACGTGATGCGCGCGGGACTCTCGGAGGAAATGGGCCGTATCCGTCTCGCCCTGGCGGACAACACAGGCAACGCCGGCGCAAACGCGGGAGTCCTGCCGCCCGCGTGGGCATCGACCGTCCACGGGATCATTCAGCGCCGGCGGTCCGCCGTGGAGGCATTCGGCGGCGCCGTTGCTCTCCCCGATGCCGGCATGGATACGGCGTGGCCGTATTTCGATGGGGATTTGACTGCCCTTGTGGGCAATCAGGCCACGCATAAGGCGGAAATTACGTCGGCCGCCGTGGATATCAAGAAGGGTACGGCGCCGGTTAAGACTTACGCCGGCGGCGCGGATAATGCCCTTCAGATTATCGAGCGTTCCGACCCGGCATTCCTCGAAGCGTGGGGGCGTATCATGCTGGCCGCGTATGGCGTGATTACGGACAACGCGTTTACGGCCGCCGTGGCTACTGCCGCAACCGGGACCGCGCCTATCGGTGGCGCCCTGGCTACGCCGCTCACGGCCACGGCAGAGGAAGTCCGCGCGTTCCTCTTTGAAGCGTCCGACGTTGTGGACGATGCTACCGGCGCGCCTGCTGAATTCTGTTTGGCCGCTCCGGACGTGTTCCGCTATTGGGGAAGCCTTGTGGGACTCCATAATCCGGAGTACGGGACGCAGAATGCCGCCGGTACCGCGTCCGCGCGGACTCTGGTTATCAACGTGAACGGCCTCCCCGTGATTAAGGCGCGCGGCCTTGCGTCCGCCGGCGTCCTTGTCTCGAACACGGACGCGGCTAAGTTCCGTGAGGATGGGCCGTCCTTTATCGACACGCTGAATGTGGCTAAGTTGGGCCGCGATTCCGCCGTGTACGGTTTCGGCGCTACGGAGGTTTACGCCCCCGCCGGCGTCGTGGAGGCCGTGAGCGGCGCCTAAGTCCCTATCCGCCGGCGGTCCGGTTTGCTCCCCCGTATCCCTGCCGCCGGCGGCTAGGTCCCCCGTCCAGACGCTCTAGAAAGGGTCCCCAACGTGCCAACCGTAGTCCTGCCGCCCACGGTCGATGATCTGGCCGATTGGCTTAAGGTTCCCGCCGATACGGCCGGCCTAGAGGACGCTCTCACGGCCGCGATTGACGGACAGGCCGCCGCCTGCATTGTCGATCCCTACTATTCGGGATTGCGGGAAGCCGCATTGCATAGGGCCGCGCGGGAATGGTCATCCCGTCCGTTTCCTCTGGGAACGCAGGATATAGGGGATTGGGGACCGGTCCGAATCGGCCGGGACCCGCTAATCGCAGAGTTGGAAGCCGACTACCGACGTGGGCCGTTCGGATGAATCCCCTAACTACTTGCGTCGCATCTGTCACGGATTATCTGCGAAATGTGGCTAACCTTTCGGTCCCCGTTGCGTCTGTCGCGGACCCCGGTTATTCCCGCCTAGCGGGTCCCGTCGTAGCCGTGGACGCTCCCACGCTTACGGAGGTTGAATCCTTTAAGGCGTGGCACGATACGGCAACGATTCCCGTCCGCGTTATCCCCGGTTCATCGGGGGATTCTGTTGGGCTTATCGCCCTGGCAGATGAAACCCTCTACGCGTTGCGCGCGGGCGGATTTGTCGTTACCGGAGTAGCGCCGGCCACACTCAATACGGAGGGTCCAAACCCTACGCCGGCCTATGTGCTTACCGTCAGAATTAACACAATGTCAGGATTAGACGAAATCATCCCGTGAAAGGGGACAGTAATGGCAACGCGTGTCTATAAGTTGGGGACCGGTACTATTACGGTTGGGACCGTTCCGCTTGACTTTTCCGCTGAGGTTAAGAATGTCGTTATTACGGCAGAGTATGAAGAAACCTCGGAGGCCGTGACGTATTTGGACGGCTCAAGCGTCCCGGCTACGGAGGAAAGGACGGACGGCGTTAAGGCGGAATGCGACAATGACCTAACGGCCGCCGGCGTTTACGCCTACTGCCATACAAACGACGGCACGGTGGTCCCGTTTTCGTTCATTCCGTCCACGGTGGACGCGGCCGAATGGGCCGGCGAAGTTAAGATTAAGTTGCCGGCCGAAATCGGTTCCGACGCCTACGGCAATCCGATTTCCTCGGAAATCGAATGGCAGGCGGTCCCCCGGTTCACATTCACGCC